GATTTTTTCACGTCGTAATTTTTCTTCGAACGCGATTAATTCCTGTTGCGCCGCTAATTTTTCTTCCATCGTTTTGCCTTGCGCAACTGCTAATCTTAATTCGGTTAACCTTTGATTGTTTTCACGTTCTTGCAACGCTTTCGCTTCTGCTTCGGCCGTGTCATTAATCGTCTTTATTTGTTCGTCTACGCCTTTTAACTTGTTGTAACGTTCTTCGTCGATCAACTTCATTTTCTCGAGATATTCTTTATCAATTAACTTTAATTTCTGTTCGGACGCTTTTTCAAATGCGCTCATTTCACGATCTAACGCGCTTTCTAAATTGCTTTCCAGCTTGTCATAATGTTTTGACGTTTTATCATATTCTTTCGTTAAGCGCTTTTCTAACGCCGCTTCTTGCTTATCATATTTATCTTGTGCCGCTTTTTCTTGTTGATCGAGACCCTTAACCGTTTTGTCGTATTCGGCCGTTAGTTTCTTTTCTAACGCCTGTTCCTGGCGCTCGTAACTCTTTTCAACGGCCTGCGCTTGCTTGTCGTACCCTTTGGCCGTCTTTTCATATTGCGCCGTCAGTTTCTTTTCTAACGCCGCTTCTTGCTTCTCATAGGCCTTTGATGCCGCTTGTTCCTGTTTATCGTATTGTTTCGATAGTCGGTCAAATTCGGCCGTCAGTTTCTTTTCTAACGCCGCTTCTTGTTTGTCATACGTTTTCGCTAAATCTGATTCCATACGATCATAATGTTTCGTCGTGTTTTGGTAATCCGTTTCTAGCTTCTTGCTTAACGCCGCTTCTTGTTTCGAAAAAGTTTTATCTAAATTACGTTCTTGCTGCTCGTATGCTTTGGCCGTGGCGTCGTATTCATTAGACAAACGTTTTTCTAGCGCTTTTTCTTGCTGCTCGTAAGATTTCGCCGCGCTCTCGTATTCTTTTTCATGCGCGTCGCTTACTGATTTCTTTTGTTGTTCGAATGATTTTGCCATTGCCGCCTCACGATTCGACAATGATTTTTCTAAGGATTGTTCTTGTGAATCAAAGTTTTCCCGCATTGTGTCTAATTGTTCGGCCGACGCCGCTTTTGTTGTATTGAGTGCTGCGCGTAATGAATCTTTCATACCGGACGAAAGCCCGGCCCCCATTTCGGCCGCTCGTATACGTCCCTCTTTTAATCCGTCAAGCAATGAATCAATGTTAAACGTTCCGGTTGCAACGGCAGAAGCTAAAATACCTTTGATCTCTTTCGCCTGGAAACCGGCCCTTTGCAGTTGGGATCCATATTCCGCTATGATGTCGATCTGATCCGGCGGGAACCCGATTGATAACAGGTCATTTACTAAATCTAACGCCTGTTCATCTGAAATTTTTAAGGCGGATCCGATTTCATTCACTTCTTGCACTAATTCCGTTATGTCAACGCCGTTATATGCCTTTGTAATGGCCGCCGCGCCTTTTACTATCTCTGCGTTGGCATCGTCGGAAGCGTCCGCATTTAAGGCGAATTGACGCCGTAACGCTTCAAGTGCTTCCTCTCCATCAATCCCATACGCTTGAATATCTGACACGGCTTGTTTTATTTTTTGTTTTCCGGAATCGTCTACATTAAAAGAAATGTCGATTTTTGTATCTAATCCTTTTACGTCCAATGCTTTTTTAATTGTTGCACCAAGTCCGACGGCCCCGGCAGCCCCGGCAGCTAATCCGCCGATCTCCGAACCTAAATCGTTAACGCTTTTCTTCGAATCGTCCGCCGCGTCGCCTATTAAGTCGATTTCCCGGCTAACCTTTTTGGCCGAATCGCCGGAATCTAATTTTGCTAGTGCTGCCCGGATCTGTTCTAAATCTTTCCCCGCACCTAGCGCGCTACTCGAGATTTTCCGGAAGGCGGTATCTAAATCAGATGATGACGCCTTTCCGTTTTGGATTGCGCGCACCAAGTCATTTCCTAGCACATCAGAAAAGTCACCGACGTTTTTCCCGGTCAATTGGAATAAACGTTGCAAGTCTCTTAACGAATCGCCTTCTTTTTCTTGTTCGGCCTTTAATGCAGCTAACGAACTGCCGAACTTGTCTAACGATGCTTCCGTGTATTCAATTTCACGCCGGAAATTTCTGTACTGTTCTTCGGAAATCTGATTATTGTCGAATTGCTCTTTTACTTGTTGCTGTGCATCTTTTAATTTATTGAGTTTTTCGGAAGTATTAGCAATTTGATCCGCTAATAATTTTTGTTTCTGTGCGATTGCTTCCGTGTTTCCCGGATTGAATTTTAATAGCTTGTCAACGTCTTTTAATTCTTGCTGCAAGTTAATCGACTGCTTCGTTACGTTCCCCAGCGCCTTATCTAAGCCGGTTGTATTACCGCCGATTTCAATAGTAATTCCTTTGATTCGTTTCGACATGTGATTATTGCCCTCCTATCCTTAAAAACTGTCGTAATCGCTTTGTGTTGCGGTCCGTGTATTTTCTTCTTTTTTGTCCGGATTTTTGAAATCGTAATAAACGCCGACGTAATCCAAACACATGCCAACGGTCATTTCTTCCATTTCTTGAACGGACAAACCGGAACTTTTGCAGAAAAAAAGAAAAGAGAACGTGTCAAGCGGTTTCCCGCCCTCTGCGTTCTCATTCGAATCAGTTATTTTTTTTTTGCTGTTGTTTGCTGCAAGTTACTTGTAATTAGCTCCATCAATTCGCCCAAAACCTCTAATAATGGGAATTCGTCGAAACTGTCGAACCATGTCAACGGATCCGGAATATCTTTGTCCGCCGTTTTTGCCATCGTCCACATGAGGTTGTATAAGAAACCGAAATCAATTCCGGTTAATGCTTCGGCCGGAATGTCTTCACCGCTTTTGGCAGCTTCTAAGAAATTAGAAACTGATTTCAAGCGCATCATATCCGCGAAATAATCGGATCCCGTTTGCATCTTATAACGCATCGGCGTGGCTGCATTGGTTTTAAAAACTACATCTTTCCCATCAATTCGAACTGTTTTAATCATATGTCGTTACCTCCGTTTAATTCGTTCTTATGCGCCTTGTACTTTTTCGTAAACTTTCGTATACCAAGCATCATAGACGGCCGCCGGCGTTGTTGCGCCTGTTTTCGTTTTAACGAAATCATCTTTAGCGCGTGGGCTTGCAATGAATGTTAGTTCGTTCGGTTTTGGCTCTGCCGAATTCGTTTTTGTTGATCCGGAAACCGTCGGACGTGATGCAGAACAATTGTAAAGTACGTGGCGCGTGCCTTTTACGTCGCCGTCAAATTCGAACATAAGCGCGAACGTTGACCCTTTAGCGCTGGCAACTTCCGTAATTACGCCGTCTACTTCGTCTTTTACTTCTCCAAGAATTTCAGTTGTGAACGCTTCTGTTAGGTTGGCAATTGAAAGTGATCCGTCGTAACCCTGGTTATTACTTGCTGCGTAATAAATCATGTTATCCGCGAAAAATTCCACCATGTCGCCGCGTGGCGTCAAACCGATTTCAACACTACCAGGCAGACGTTTAGGCGTGCCATACGTGACGACGCCCGCCGATTCCGTGATTAGTGCGTAATGTACGTTCGTCAAACCGAATACTACTTTGTTTTCTTGTCCTGTGGTTGCCATTTATAAAAACCTCGTTTCGTATATTTTTTGAAACAGTTTTTCCGTTGGGATCCAAACCTCTGAATCATCAAACGGGAAACCGTGTTCATTCAGTAATGTTTCTAGTACGTTTTCAGCTTCGAAATCCTTTTTAGTCGTGTACAGTTCTACAATTAAATTTCCGACTTTATGATAAACAATGTTATCTGCCTGGAAATTATCGGACCCTTCAAAACTAAAAGTGATAAACGGCGCTTTTACGGCGCTGTTGAAATGTGAATAGGCAACCGGGAACCCGGTCATTTCTAACATTTCTTTGAACTCTTTTACGGTCATTTTTGAATCACTCTTTCTAATTCACGTTCAAATTCTTTTATCACGCGTTGTTCGACCGGTTCAATGTGGCTCTTTCCTGCGACACGGCCGCCGCCGCGTTTCGCGTAGCCGCTTTCTAGCAAGTGCGTTAACTGTGGTTTGTTTGCGTTATGGATCACCATTGCATCGCCTTGCCGTGTCGCTTTCCAGCCGCGCGCATAATCGCCT